TTACCGCCGCAACCATTCCGGCTTCTTCCACTGATAAGTATTTTTCGCGCTCTCCCTCCGTTGTTGAGAACGGCGACGGTATGCCAGCAACTCAAGGACTCTGGTTCGTATGTTGCGCATATCCACGCCGTTAAGCTCAATACCGTCACGGCGCATCACCTCAGCCACCACACGCGCGTAATTTTCAGCGGTGACTGTATCCGGCTGCGCGGCCTGTTCGTCAGCCAACTGGCTAATTCCACCAGCACAGCGGATTAATCGCAGTATTTCAGATTCGGTCATTATCATGCCTGTTTTGCGACCTCATTCACTACGTCATTTTTTACCATCCGGCTGATAATCTGATTACACAAATCGTCAATAATTGACTGCACTCTGTTTACTGCCATCGGTTTAAGCCCAACATCACGTGCCAGAATACTGGGGAGTTTTTCCAGTTCCTCGCTTACGATTTCTCCCCATATAGCCATCTCTTTTCGCACATCATCGGCGGGTATGAGTTGCGCCGTTTCCTGTTCGAACTTGAGGCGCTCACGTTCGGACTGATACCAGGCCTTACGGTCGTGTGGCTCCATTTCTTCCAGTGATGCCGGAACGGGAAGATCAAGAAAACAAGTCAGAATGTCAGTCACCCGATAGAGTTTCAGCTTGTCATGTCCTCCGGCTGGCTGGATATTTTTCAGCCTTGCCGCCGCAGTCTGGCGACATATTCCCGCTATCGCCGCCAGCTGGTTAATGTTCAGCATCAGATTTTTCAGTTCCCGATCCATACCCGCTCCAGAATGTTTTAAAAATGCATCTTGCAAATATCTTTTAAAAAAGGTCAAAAAACGCGCTGTATGTTGAACACAAAACAAGCAAAATTAACATACCAAAAATAAAAACACTTAAAATTCAACATTATAGAAAGATGATGATGACGAATGAAAATGCAAAAACTAGCCTTTTTCCGCGCCGCTCCCGCCCCGTGGCAGGTCACTACACCGGGAGGACCCATAAAAAAGCCGGATTGCTCCGGCTTCTGTTACTCGTTGCTTAAAACGGTATGTTATCCCCGTACGGATCATCATTTCCCGCCTGTTGTTTTGCTCTGCTCAGTGCATCAGTAGCCTGCCCCTGTTGGCCTTTTTTGCCGCCCGGTCGCGCCGTTCTCGCACTGATTACGCTGTCTGCGATAACCTGCCAGCCCTGCCGCGTCTCCCCGTTCTGTCCGGTCCACTGGCTCACCTGCATGTTACCCGCCACGCTCAGGAGTTCACCCTTGCGGTGCTTTGCCAGTGCTTCGGCCTGTCTGCCAAACGCCAGGACGGATAACCACATCGTCGCCGTTCCGTCATCTGCCTGGCTGCACGGAAGTGGGACCGCCATACTCGCCATCGTCATTTGTGTACCCTTGCTGGTGGTCTTTAACTGCGGGTCAGCCACCAGCCGCCCGTAAGCCGCTATCTGTGCTGTCATGCTGTCTGCTCTCCGGTTTTAACGTTGATGGTTGTCACCTGTTCCGCTTCGGCAATCTCCCGTTCTGTCAGCGTGGCAAAGTTTGCAGCTGCCGTTGTCATGAATGCGCTAATCAGTTCGGGATGTGCTTTCGCATATCCTTCCCCGGCGTTGCGGTCGATGATTTTTATCGACACCCTTAACCAGTGTTCCGTCAAATCAAGGGCGTGCGATTGTGATTTTTTTTATGTGCTTCGCTGTCATAGGCTTTATCTCACAGCAGTAAATTAAAATTTTTGCGTTTTAACCCTTCACCTGTTCACCTTTTGATATTTTATCTTTTAATTCATAATGTTAAGGGGTGAACAGTTTCACAAAAACTATTCACCAACTGTTCACCACTGTTCACCCTTGAAGCTCAATAAACAATCAAAAAGGTGAACAGTGAATAGTTTGGTGAACAGTTCATAAATAACTGTTCACCCTATAATATACTGATATAAAAGATATTTATAACAGGGTGAACAGTGGTGAACAGTTATTCCATAAGTTTAATTTTTGCTATCGTCATTAGTGACCGATACACATGATGGCATCCAGTCTTCTGATTCCTCCGTCAGTGTCACGTTTGAACGCAAACCGTGCTTCGTTTTCCGTTTCATATACTCCCTGCCATATTCCGCCATTGCCCCCGGCATATCTTTACCGAAGCGCGTCAGTGTTACAGGTTTACCAAACCCATGTGCCCTCATATAAGCCAGATAGGCATGATAGAGATACCTGCGTGGGCTGAATGGCACAATTTCAGCATTACCCACTAACAGGCCATCACACATTACCGACGCCATGAGATAGCCGCAGAAGTCCACCAGCGAATCCCCCTCTCGCTTTATCGCCAGTGCTTCTTCAGATTTCTGCTGCTCATATAACAGGCGTCTGGCTTCGTCCTGGTCAGCAAACCGTGTAAGCAGATGGCGAATCACTACCGCCAGCTCACCTTCTATTTTTTCCGCCAGCATTGGATCGCGTTCGTTCTCCGGTACAACTTCCGAAAAATTGAATATCACCCGACGACGTGAGATCCCCCCGCTGCGGTCACTGAATGACATGGCGTTATTGTTAACCGCCAGCACTACTGCCGGAATACGCGTTGAGTAGGGGGCTTTGTGTTTCGGATCAATTGCCACCTTGTCACCGCCTGTAATGGCCTTAATTCCTGCCCCATCACCAGCGTAGCGGGTCATATCCGGCATGATAATCAGCGAAAAGCCAACCACTAACGCGCGTTCCCTTGCATCTTCCAGCGCCTTCATGCTTGCCGATACTGTGTTGGCCTTACCCGCCAGCATGGTGCAAATCTCCGCCATCACGCTTTTACCACTTCCCCCTGGACCTGTTACCTCAATGAATAACTGCCAGTCGTACCGGTTCGCCAGCACCATGAATAATGCAGCCAGTACGCGATCCGCCTTGCGGTCATTCTCAGCCACCGAACGGCGTAACCACTTCCAGAAATTCGGCGCATGTGTTGCCAGCGTTTCCCCCTCTGCTGGTGGGCTGAAAGGTAATTCACTGGCAATTAACAACCAGTCGTTTTTGTTATGCTCCCGAAAATTACCTGTTCTGGTATCAAATACCCCGTTACTGAATCCAATCAGGTTACGGGCTGTATTCCCCATTACAGGCAAACTTAACTTCATGGTATCGACCGCCGATTTAATGGCGTTCTGCGAATAGCTGATCTCCGCATCAATGAAAATCTGTGCCATAGCTCGCTGTAATTCTTTATCCTGTACTGGCTCCCATACAACGCCGTTGTAATGGTGAACAGTGTCAGAGTCAGCATGAATCGCCAGTTCACCGCCATAATGTGCCAGGAGAACTTCGCCGCGTTGACTTGCTCCCATCTGGTTAAGCGCCAGTGATGAAGCGTTATCGTCTTTTACCCGCTCTTTTTTCTTTACAGGCAGTTCAACTACCTTTTTCTTTTCCGCCAGCTCTGCCCGTTCACGTTCCAGATATTCGCGCCAGTTCTCCCGTTTCTGGCTGTGCATTCCTTCAGAGTAATAATCAGCATCCCTGACACCTGCCGCTGCCAGTTTCTGCCCGATGGTATTAACAAGCCCCGGACGCAATAACCCCGCCTGATAGAGACGCACGCGATAGCGTCCGTCCGGTACGATTTGCAGGTTGTCCAGTTCGGCAAGTTGTTGCTCTCCAAGCCAGACAGGAGGCACGTTATCGCCAGCCAGTCGCCCGTCCTGTTCCTGCCACTGCTTCGCATGTGCCCACGCATCACTACCCGCAAAAATGATGACTTCCGTCATTTTGTCACGCGGCTGGTGTTTTAAATTTGGCGCTTTTTTCATTTCTGCTCTCTCCACGCGGCAATCATGTTTTTCAGTTCCTGTAGTTTTTTATCCACATTCACACGTGACACATGGTTTTTTCTGGAAAGCGGGATTTCCCGCCTGAATCTGCTAATAAAGATCTCCACGTTCAGCGAACTATGAAATGAATAGCCATCACGAATAAAATACACACGGTCAAACATCAGTTCTTTTACCGTTACTCTGTTACCGTTCTTATCCAGATAAATAGCGCCGGGGATAATTTGGGGGTGTGCATAACCGCTGGCAGTCAAGCCAGATAAATATGTTCTCATGATTATTTATCCCCGATTTGAATCAGTATTCGCTTTCTTTATAGCATTTAATGCATCTGTGGCATTTTCAATGGTGCACCGTAACGAAATATCAAAATGTCCAAGCATTGCCAGTAACAAACCAATATTACCCATATCAATGCGCATGGCCTTTTCGTCATAGTCCTCATTTTCTGACGCATGCCACATCAGGCTACCAATTGACGCAACAGCCATTGATATATTGTCAGTAGCCCCATCCGCAGCGGAATAAACCTTTTTAGCAATATCATGCTCACAGTTAAAATGCGGATTAATCAGGTACTGGTAATTTGACATATCAGGCATGGCCCCCCCCCTGACGAATACGGGCGGCGAATACCATCACGCAGCCAGCCGGGGATTGCTGGCGTGCTTCCTGTTCGCTGCTGGCCTCAATGGTAATCACGCGCGGTTGTGCCGTGCTCAGGGCGATAAAACGCCAGATGTATTTATTCAGGTTGTACGAGTCCCGCCCTTGCGGGTGTATGGTATGATTTCTCATAGCTGCCTCGATACTCTCGTTATCGTTGGTGGTTAGACGCCCCGTATGTGTTTCCGGCACTGCGGGGCGTTGCTCTTTGTATTTCAACAATCCTTTCGGTGTGTTTCATGTTATGAGCGCATGAAACACACGTCAAGGCTTTTTGTATTTCTTTTTTTGTGTATACTGAAACACACCGATGATTAGGAGTTTCAGAAATGGCAACGGCTAACAAAAACGCAAAATCACAACTGACAACTGTCAGAGTCCCACTAGATGTTATGCAAGGGATGGAATCCGTTAAGCTGGACGGCGAAAGCAATGCCGGATTTATCGTAACCGCCATGCGCGGAGAAATAGCCCGCCGCCAAGCAGAAGGCAGCGGAGAAAATCCCCTTGTGTCGTCACTGGATGCCCTGGCTAAGGTCGAACAAATCGGCATCAAAGCAGCGGAAGAAATCGGGCAGCTTGTCACCGTTGCACGCGAAGAACTCCAGCGTCGCAAGACCAAAGAACCAGAGTAATCACCATCAGCGCCGTGGTGTAAGGTATTACGGCGCATTGCTATGCAGGACAACACAATGACCGATAAAGAATTGACCAAAACATTATCACCGGCACGGAAAAGACGGCGCAGAAAGATAGAGCATGAATCAGAAAGATTCGCGCCATGTGCTTTTGCTCTTGAGAAATTCCTTAAAGAGCACAGGAAAAAGCTCTCGTTGCAAACCTTGGAACGAACCAAATCTGACTGATCACATTGCCCACCAGCCGCAAATGTGGCATTGTTGGTGATGCGTTCAAGTTTAGTGTGTATCCATTGGCGACCGCCCCCGGTCGTCTTTGTTTTATATGTCATATGCTCCCCTTTACGCTGCCTTACCTGAATTAATGCGATCCCGGCTTTTAACCCATTCCATAACCTCGGACAGCAGCCAACCTACAGAACGCCCACCAAGATTACGGCGAGACGGAAAGCTCCCTTTTTTCTCCAGTTCGTAGCGTGTAGTGCGACACACTCCAGTTAACTTACGACATTCATCCTCACGGATTACGCGATCTTCATTTATTTCACGCATACAAAAACCTACATAAAAATTACGTATATAAACTTTTCTCTTAGCTGTAGATATATGAGTTCGGATATTACTTAGATTCTTTTTCACCTCTTAAATTAAAAACACAACCATACTAAAGGCTTTGTTCGCTAAGGTTCGTAGAAGCTCGTTAGTGTTTAAAATCGTGTCACGAGTTTTTAAGCGACGCAACAAAAAATGTCGTCATTTGGCATGTCACCTGAATTACCTCATTAAAAACAAATAGATAAACCATCAGGTGTTGGAACAATCAAGAAACAGAGAATAAGAACTCAGAAGAAGACATTTCAATTTTTTTCGATAGTTGACACATATAAAGAGAAGATATTTGCAGATATTCCCCGATATTCTAAGATCTATTCACGGCTGTAATCTCTTAAAGAAAAAACAGCCGTAATTTGTCAAGAATTTTGGGGGTAAATTCGCGGGGTCATAACAACGATTTTTTCATCATTGTTCTGGAGAAGCTCGAGACGGTCTACCCATAGATTAAGAGCGTCACGCTTTGCATCGAGATAACGGGAGTGGTTATAGACGCGTTGCATTCCTGGCATCTGGTGGGCAGTAAGCTGTTCGACAATATGCGGATCCACGCCTAAATCGTTCAGCATGGTTGTAAATGTGTGCCGGATGTCGTGCAACGACCAGGGGGTTTGATTAATGCGTCTGTGTGCCGTTCTTCCGTACTCTGCTACGGATGATTGCCCTTTCAGTTCTCCAAGCAATAAGCCCGTGTGCCTGTTCTGCTCCACCAGCTTCATGACGAACGGCAAGATCGCTTCCGGTATTGGCCTGAATATTGCTACCTTCGTTTTGCTGTGTTCTTTCGGCACAGTCCAGAGCATTTCTTTAAAATCCCATTCCCGAACCTCGGAGCGTCTTAGCTCAGTGGTACGGCATCCGAAGACAATCAGAAGGCGAATTAAAGCGCTGTAGTACGGCGGGAAAATTTTTTCATCCAGTGCGCGGAGTAGCTCGCCAAGCTCCTTGTTTGTTAGCACTCGCTCGCTTATTTCTGCTTTTTTTCCCACATCACCTACGACCATATCATCAAGAACGTTACTGACGGCGTAGCGACGTTTACGGCAGTACTTAAGCGCCTGTTTGCATACCTGCAACAAAAAGCCGGCTGATACCGGATTACGGTTAGCAAGCTGGTCAAAACAGGCCAGCCAGTGGCGTAGCTCGCATTTATCCAGCGGCATAGCACCAATCTGGCTGATTATGTGCTTATTGATACGGCTTTTCAGTGATTCGTGGTCAGTGCGCTTTTCCTTCGCATACGACTCAAGCCAGTAAGTGAGCGCGTCCTTAACCGTCACAGGGGCTAACGCTTCCTGCACTGTGTGATTAAGCTCATGGCGTGGATTTTTCCCCTCCGCCAGCCAGGCGCGACACTGTGCCGCTTTTTCCCTGGCTGCTTTCAGGCTCAGATCGGGATAGTTGCCCAGTCTCAGGCGTTCCGGTGATACCTGCCTGCCAGTTCCGGCCCTGTAAGTGAAATACCAGGTTAACAGGCCGCTGGTGGAATGTCTTACGCTAAGATTGCCACCGTCATTAAAAAAGGCGTTTTTTGTGGTTGGTGATCCGCTTAATTTTCGTAAAAGAGTGTCGCTAAGTCTATGAATTGCGCTGCTCAT